TACTTATTCTTTGTAAAATATATTATTTTATGCTATTATTTCCAAGTCATAAAAAGAAAAAAGCTTCAGATACTTATCTTTTTGGGGAAAGACTCTAGGGTGAGGGAGTATCTGAAGCTTTTTTCTATGTTTATTATCTCACATAGTTATTTTTTAGTCTATTATTTGCTTAATTTTTTATATTATAATAATTTTATTTGCTCCTTAATTAGTAACGAACTACTCTAAATTGCTAGCAATAATTACGGTATCTAGCTTAAAATAAAAAAACACCTCAAATGAGGTGTTTAAAGTTCAACATTATTTTACAATATTTACTGCTTGAGGGCCACGTTGACCTTCTTCAATATCATAAGTAACTGCTTGGCCTTCATCTAAAGACTTGAAGCCTTCTCCCTGGATCGCTGAGAAATGTGCAAATACGTCATTTCCATCTTCTCCAGTGATAAATCCAAAACCTTTGTCTGAGTTAAACCATTTTACTGTACCGTTATTCATATATATTTCCTCCTGATACGTATATAATACGTGTTTTGTTGCAATTAATATTACTTTGTAAAAGGAGTTTTTATAGTGTGAATATATCGCTCAGATTACGTTTCAAATTAGATTACTTGTTTAGTATAACACGAATGTAATGGTAACACAAGGCTAACACGATTTAATATAAAGAACTATATTTAAGCATTTAGAAGAGTTAATTGCAGAACGAAAATACAAATACAATACTGATTAAAATTAAATAAAAAAACCACCTTTTGGAGGTGGCCCACAAGGGACGGCGTACTTACATTACGCTTAATAATTATTATCGTATTCCTTGTGTCGGCAGTGCGAAATTAATTCGCCTGTAAGTTAATCATAAAGTAACTATCTGCTAAATGCAATAGTTATGCTTAAAAAAATTTAGCTTATTTTTTAAGGCAACCTCATACAAGAATGTTCCGGTATATTTCTCATTTCTCTGTTATCAATCTTGAACGATGTCCATAATCTGTTTGCCAATATATCACTAGCTTGTATCAAATAATTATGTTTAGAATCGCAATAAGACACATTTATTTCTAACTTACCTTTCCAAATAGGTTCATAAAATACACCATAATTAAAATTATGAACACCATTTTTTAGTTCTTCATATACTGATTCCTCAAAATTATAATAGCCATTACTTGCAGTGGCTTGCTCATCCACACAGATACATAGCTTTAAGTCGTCCTCTTGATTCAATAATCCTCTATTTATCAGCAACTTAATTTTTTCTTTGACCAGTCTTTTTAATACATAATCTTTATATCTGTGTATTGATTTTTTATGATCTAAAATATTTGACTGTACCCTTTTGATATCAACTGTTAATCCCATACTATGTTCGTTTTTTAAAACCCTGTATAATTCGTATTTTTCACTTTTATCTAAATAACAAGCTTTTAATTCTTCTCTGTTACCTCGTTTGGTTTGGATTCGTTGAACCACTTTTTTATATTTTCTTTTTGCAATTTCTTTATTATCCTTGCCAATGAATGCGTATCCAGCGTAGACAAAAAATCTATTAGGTGCATTCCTATGCAAGACGCCTGAATCATCAAAAAATAAATGTAATTCTTCCAACAGCCGCTTCTCCGATCATTTGTTATAAATATATGTTAATTTTACATCTTAGCCGTCTTTATAACAATAACTAAAATTGCAGATGTAGCCTAATTATATGTACTGCCCCTCAACGAGGGGCCATTTTTTATCGTTGCGGAATATTTAAATACCAGCGTTTATCATGAAAATCTTGTGCTCCGCCTTTAGTGTTCCCTTCTGGATCGTTTGTCGCACGCATCATGACGTATACTTTCTTATTAGGAAATTTACGCATATTGAAAGATACATGATAGCCAACGTTTCCAGAAGTATTATAAGCTTGATTTACATCTGGTCTATATATTCCATCAGCTTTTACTCGAGCTAATTCTTTCCCAGTATTGTAATCCATAATGAAGATATACTCGTATTTATAGTTAGCGATGTGCCAACCAGCCACATGTAAGTTTGCGTTTTCGATTTCTCCGAACTGATCAATGTGGGCGTAATTTGTTCCATCTGTCAGCGTAGAATTTGCAGCACCTGCTCTAGTTGGATCAATGACTGGTTTATCATCTGAAGTTGTCGGATTTTCATCGGTAAATCCATGAGCCAAATCATATGCTAATTTTTCTTTACTTACGCCCATTTCAGAAAGATAACCGTAAGGATCTGTATGATCGCCCCAAATGTTTTGTGTTACCCATAAATGCGATTTGATTCCTGGTTTGTTATAAGGAGTGTCCAATGTTAATGGAATACCATATTTTATTGCTGAATCTCTAGCCAATTCAACGTATGCCTTGTAGTTTTTTTCAAACGTTGCTTTATCATGTGTGTGTTGTAACTCAATCTGCACAGGACTGTTGGCATTAGCATACGAACCAGCACCGTACTGTACATAACCAGGTTGACCGACTTGATAAACAATTCCGCCGTCTCCCACAATGTAAGCAGTGTAAGCACTAGTCCATGAACGTTGCATATACTGCGCTTCATTTCGTCCTGTCGCAGTTTCGTTTGCTGTTTCATGCAATAGAATATATTGGTTATTTGCTACTTGAGAGCTACCCTCATTAACGCCCAAATTAAATTCATTATTGATCGTATAGGCAAATGCTTTTACCGGCAACAAAAAAAGAGCTACGAGAGCCCCTATAAAGATTTTCTTTTTCATTTGTTTCCTCCTATTTTTTTAAGTTATATGCAGACACACCAGTGATAACGCCTAAAAATGTTGCTACTGCATTAATAGTGAGCACTGTCATATCTGTTCCATTCCATCCATACGCTTTCCCTAACGTGGCTACTAACACAGAAGCAGCTGGTAATACTGTTAAAACTGTCCATTTAATGACTTGGTAATACTTATCTGGTAAAATCATTTCTTCTCACCTCCTTTACAATTTAGTCAAGAAATAGCCAATGATCGTAATGCCTAAACCGATCATGTAACCCCACGACCATTTATTATTGGCTTTCATTTCTTTGATATCTTCCGCATTATTAAGCGCAATAGAATATGCCTGATCCGCTCTATCTTTTGCACTTTCCGCTTTTTCGCGTAATGATTCGTAATTATCCAGTTTCGTTTCAATACGCACTAAGCGTTCTACCACGTCTTGTATTGCTTCGTCTTTCAACTAACTAGCCTCCTTTCATTGCAAAATAAAAAACACCCTCTATTGAGCGTGTTGGTAGCAAAATTAATCTATTTTATAAATACATTGACCTGCGGCCCAGGTAGTTCTCGAAGACCAGCCTAAACCAATAGTAATTGTACCTTCAGTTACACCCGTAGAATGTTTCCATCCCTGCGTATCAAAAGTAGCTAGTGATACACCGCTAGACGTCCGTATCATACACTGATTATATTGTTTTTCATGAGGGATAGCCCAATCAGGTAATTTGGCAATTTCTGTTAATTGATTATTATTTGCTCCATCTTTTACATTGAAGCTTAGAAAAACATATCCTCCTTCTAACTCTGCTGCAAACTGTGGGACTTGGCCATTATCATTAGTAGGTGTAAAACCGTTACGCAAACTTAATTCGGCATATTTTAAGTAACCAGATGGACTATTCGTAGTGATATAATCTATTCCTAAGTCTTTCATCTTTTCAAAAGAATTATATCCAACAGTCCACGCGCCAATTTTCAAGCGATTAGCATGTAGCAAGTTTACATTATCTTTAGTTAGAGACGCATTATTTTCATTTATATCTAAACCGCAAGGTAAACCAAGCGTTTTTAATTTTGTAATAACATCTGTATTAATTGTACCTTGATATACCCACTGTAATTCGTTAAAAGGAAATATCTCTCGCATTAAAACTAACATATCGTAGTTAAAACTGATAAATATAGTTTTTTCAGTCATCCCAATTCCATCAGAAATAGTTTTAATTAATTGAAGTTGCTCTTTTGTATATCCGCCAGTAGCTTTTATTTCAACAACTGGTATTCTATTGTTTTTTTTACATATCAATAAAAACTCTTCTAAATTAGGTGGAATTTTTTCATCATCAGTTAGCTTATCAACATTAGCACCTGTATCAATTCTTAAGGCTCTAAATTGATCATAGGTCATATCTGATATGTTTCCTGTACCATTAGTTGTTCTATCTACTGTTTCGTCATGCATAACTACCCAACGATTATCGCTTGTTAACTGAATATCTGTTTCTATCGCTTGGTGTCTATAAACATTTTCGAAAGCTACAATACTATTTTCTGGTGCGGTTGAATTGTTTCCTCTATGTGCAATCCAAGTTAAGCCATGTGTACTTTTATTCTGCGTGAATAAATTTTTGTTTTGTAGTGTAGATATAGCTGTAGTGTTAGTGGAGATATTCGTTGTATTAGTAGCAATATTATTTTTATTATTAGCTATTTGTTTATTTAAGTCTGCTGATATATCTGAAAGGTTTTTGTTAACGATAGCTACTCTATCATCTGTATACTTGTTTGCTTTTCCTGTGATTTCAGAAATTTTAATATCTGTGGCCAAGTTATCTTCGACATATTCTGGTGCTAGATCCCATACATAATCTTTTGGATTGTTTGAGTCTCGCATGCCGATTCCTCGGTATTTATATTCACTAATATTTGGGGTTCGTGTGTCGCTTTTTTCGATCTTGAGCCAGTCAATTTTAACAGCTCCTTTTGTAGCTGATGGGGCTTGGTATATTTGTAGATAATTAGTTGCCCCACTATCTATATGTTGCTTAGTTACAGTAAAAGTTAATTCCCATGTATCAGTTAACCCCTCAGTAGGCTTCATGTCTCCCACTTTACCAGCAATATACACAGCAAACGATTGACTTGCTAGTTTAGTTGCTTTCATTGATAAGGTATAAGTTTGGCCAGCGATATAGTTTTCTGTATTGCGTCCACCATAAACCATATATTCACTAGTGTTGCGCGGAAAGCCGACTGTAGGGTCAGCAATATTCTCACCTAACGGTATTTTACCTAACCAGTAAGGATCCTCAAGTAAATTTGGCTGATATGGTGTAGATGTTGTACCTTCTTCAAGTTTAATGTCATAATCAATCTTAATTTTACCTTTTTGTTGTGGTGGAAAATACAGCTGTAAGAATGGTGCTGCGTCACCGTCCTTCTGGTCACTAGGTACTGTGAATGTTTTAGTGTATACTTTCCATTCATTTCTACTATCTTTATCTGGTGTAACATTTACTAATATATCATTTGTTGCTGTAGGTTTACCAGTCCATATAGTATAATAGAAACCTGAGTTTCCTAGAATAAAATTATCATCAATCATCATATTAACACGTATTGTGTATGTTTTTCCTTTTGTTAATCGTGTTAACAAAGGTATAAAAACATTTTTAGATTTATCTAAATTATCAGGGTCTGAGCCATCTAATTCAAAGTATTGTCCGTAATCTTTTACGTATTTAGGTGGTGTAGCTAATGATGATGAACTAGCACTAAGTTTTGAAAAGTCAATAGTAGGTAGTAAATTAGGATTCCCACTATAATCATAGTCCCCGAAGTCTAATGAATTAGAGTACATCACATGCAAGTTACCTAATTTAGAAATTTCTTCTTTCAGAGCATCTAACTTGTCTTGTAGCGTTTTAGCTTGACCAGTTAAATCAGTAATCTGTTGATTTAAGCTATCCACTCTACCTTTAATTTCAGCCATAAAAGCATCAAAAGTTTCGTTATACTTTCGAATCAACTCTTCCAATTGCGAAACGTATTCATCGGCTTGGCCTTGCGAAATGTCAGACACTCCTAGTGAGAAAAAAATGATGTCTTGCGTTGTTAAAATTTGATTACCTTTTCTATATTCTACGTAGCAGTGTTTATAATATCCTGCTTCACTCATAAATGTGCCATCAAGAGAAAATGTGACTTCTTCACTAGTTACGCTAGTTGCAACACTATCTACGTAACGGTTAGATGGTGTTGTTCCTTTTAAAGTAAATGTTCCGCCACTCGTATCCATCTTCAAGCCATTTAGAAACGGTTTAACAGTCACCGTAATCCCTTTATCACCTTGACGAGCCATAATAGCTTTGGTGTAGTTTAATTCTTTGCTGAAATCTAAAGCCAAATTATATAAACTGCTAGCCATTTATATACCTCCTTGTCTTCGTTTTAAAAACGTTTTTGGTCAAGCACTGTGCTATCATATGCTGTATCCTCTTTTAATCTAATATCTTCATACCCTAGACGGTGTGCCACTAAATTCCATCTAACTAATACGTTTGGCTTACTAGTTTCAATGATAAAATGGTCAATATCTTCGTGAGTAACTGCGCACAAAACTAGCTCTGTAGGTGTCACATGTGTCATATACCGACTTAGATTTACTGTCTCAGCAAACATGGGGTCAATATCAACACGAACTTTACCATTATCACCTGTAACGGCTTCCCCATAATCAGCGAAATAATATTCTGGAGTTTCATAAGCGTTTAATAGTCGTTGTCCATAATGTTCTGTTGGTACGGTTGAGTTTTTAGTACCTCTAACAGTAAAATCTTTATATACTTGTACCGTTGATTGTTCAAACCTAGCAAGTTTCCCATCTTCCCATGAACCAAAAAAACAACCTGGTAACGTTAGCATACCGTCACTAGTAAATTTCATAGTCCTACCAGCTACTTTAAATTCCCATGAATTACCTGCACTACCATCAATACCTAAAGAATTACCGTCACCATCATTTATATAACTAGCATTACTGTATCTGAAATTTGGCGCACCAAAAGATAAAAACGGTCTGTTATTACCATTATCCCACGTACTAAAAACCAAGTTACCCTGTGGATTTCTAATCATGAAACCACCACCAGTTTTCATGGTGTATGATACAATACCGGCATCAGCACTTACATAATCACGTGCTTCTAGCTCCATAATATCTTTGTTAACTTTTTTTGAGTACCAAGTCATTTTGCCATTAGCAATACTTGTTCTATAATCAGCACCATCACTAATTAATGTAGTACCTCTAATAGTAATCCCTACTATCTCACCAGCTGTAATAAACGAGGCATTGAATCCGCCATCTAACGTCCATGCCGTTTCATATGTTCCATTAATACCAGTTTTAGAGAAACCAATACCAGCGTTGTTGATTTGTAAAACATTCCGTGCAGTATTCTTATCTGGCGTGTCCATAATTAAAATACGACTAGGTGCTTCTTTAGGATCTAATAAAACATAGCCACCATCTTGACCAGTAATCATATCAGTTTGATGATCTACAATATCATTGATTAAATCACTGATTTCGCCACCATTTTTCAATTGATCAATGGCATCATTAATCAAATTGCTGACATTATTCTCTGTGTTTTCTAAGAAGTTTGTTTTGACGTTTCCTACAACTAATTTATCGTATGAATTGGTTAGAACATTAAACGTATATTCCACAATTCTCGCTGACATATTCACTTTTAACTGTGGATGATACACATCTACTCCGTCGCCCATCGAAACTTTTTCTAAATCAACAAATTTTTCATAGCCTCTCTGATGCCTTAATGGTACTAATTCAATCGAACCACTCACTTGTGGTTTTTGTTTATCTATGTTTGTTTTCAACCAGTCTTTAGCAGCTTCCCTTAATGAGGCTACATCAGTCGCTTTGTCTTTAAAATCAACAAAAGAAACATATCCAGCAGGATAATCATCCACGTAATCCGTGAAAATAACTTCTTCTGGTAGAGTGATCTCGTCTTCTCCTTCTGAAGAACTGCTAATGAATGGATAAACTCCAACTAAAACGCTTTGAGCATCTATCTCTAAGTCAAGACCAGTTAAGTTTTTAGTATAAATCGCTTTGATTTTATGATCCGTACCTAGCCTTTTTTCATGACGTAATGTGTTATTATCTTTAAGAAATTCCCCATGAAATCGATCTAGAATAGACCCCTCCTTTCCACCAAAGAATTCTAAAAAATTCGCTTTTTCTATCTTCACATTAGCAAGCGTATCTACTAACGATGAGAAAGAAAACTGCGAAGGGATAGCTGGTTTCGCTAAAGTTTTTGCGTTTTGCCATGCCTGAGTAGCAGTGATCTTTTCTGTTCCGCTGTCATATTTATTCAACACCGATTTTCTTATATCATTGAAAATAGGTTCAGCTTTTACTTCTATCGTATTTCCTATTACGGAAGTCTTTGCATAATAAATCCGTAGACGCTGTTTTGCTCGATTTTCATCTACATAGCACTGAATAATACGCCCCTCTATAATCAAGTCTGCATTAGTTCCGCTTATTGGATAAGTACCCTGAAATATCTCGGCTCCGTTTAATTTATTGCTAACAGTAGCTGTTAACCAGTCTGATAAAGCACCTAAACCTTGCGTATCATATAAATGTTCAGTTAAATTATTCGCGTCATTTTTATCGTAAATAGTTATTAAATTATCGATCATCTATTTCACCTACCTTAATCCATTACGATAAATTTGTATTTTGCTCAAACCAGTGCAATTAAAATGATTAATATCCACTTGCAATGTCGGATATTGCATGGTCTTCATTTTGTTGGACCGATCTAAAATATCTCCGTCCGATTGCTCTTCGTAGCAAAGCATCAAATCACTATCAATGACTATGTCAGTTCCCACTACTAAGCCTTCAAAACTAAACACATAATCATTTAAGATGAATTGGCATGAAGTAGCTGAAGGAGTGATGATAATCTTTGGAAAACTTTCTTCTAAACTATTATTCAGCAAGTTAAATGACTGTGGTTTATCTACGGTTATAGGTACGTCTTCTTGGACTCTTGCGAATGGTTTCGCAGTAATGTTTACATCGAACTCTCCCCATTCAACGATATCGTTTTCTGCATCCCCAATATCGATAGTCTGGATAACGTAATAGACGTTGGGATCATCAGAGAATTCTAATTTTTTTGCATAGTTTAACCAATGACGCATGATATAGAACGATTGCTTGAACGCTTGATGGTCTTCCACATCCTCTAAATAGTTATAGTGCAATGTAAACGACATATCTTCAAACGAGTAATCTTGTACTAAGCCACCTAACCTACCTAAAACAGAAGTTTCAACTCTCTGTCTTTTTGGAGAAGGTATGGTTGGTCTTTCAGCTAAAGCCAATTTATGCAAATAATCAGGAAATCCATCGATTATAGAATGTATACAATCAGTCATTTTTTCACATCCTTTTTAATACTAAAAAAACAGGAGAAATACTCTCCTGTTTAACGCCATGCCGAAGCATTATCATTTTGAACTTTTGTAATGCTATCAATGATTTGTTGAGTTGTTTGCTTCATAGTAACTTCATCTGCGTTACCATCAATTGTGAAATTGAATTCGTAATTGTTCACAGGTTGAATCGTTTGTGCCCTAGATGAAACTGATGTGCTACTCAAGATACGATCACCAATTTCTTGCAAAACAGATCTTTTCAAAGGTAAAACTGCTTCAGGTCCTGCTTCACCGACACCGTTCATTCCACCTAGTAAAGTTGGTTTAGTAAAGATACCTCCTTTAGCATGCCATTTTACACGCAAATGGGGGATTTGACCTTTTAGCGGGTTAAAGCTGCCTTCCATGATAAATTCCGGTAACGGAATATGTGGTATAGAAATATTCAAATTATCAAAAATGCCACTGATTTTGTCTCTAATCCAATCAATTGGAGCGCTAACAGTCTTTTTGATGCCTTCCCATATGTTAGCAATTGTACTTTTAACATTATTGAATATGTCGGAAACAATACCTGTTAGATTGGACCAACCGCTTGAAATTGCATTTTTTCCATCGTTTACTTTAGAGCTAATAGTGCTTGTAATTCCATTCCAAAGATTCAAAGCAGTGTTTTTGATACCGTTCCAAATTCCGCTGATCCACGAAGATATACTATTCCAAACACTTTGAATGGCACTTTTAGCTGCGTTTATAGCATTGCTTATACTACTAGTCACACTATTCCAGATATTTGATGCTGTAGAGCTGATTGAATTCCAAATTCCACCTAACCAACTAGATACAGTTGACCAAATATTTTGAATTACTGTAGCAGCTGCTTGTACCAAGCTAGTGATTGTATTCTTGATACTGTTCCAAATACTAGAAGCTGTTGCACTAATTGAATTCCAAATATTTGAAGCCGTAGTACTAATAGCTGTCCATATACCATTCCACCATGCCACTACTGGATCAAATATAGTATGGAATGTAGTTACAATCCCATTCCAAGCGATACTTATCCATTGTGTCATAGTATCCCAAGTATTTTTAAGGAAATCAGAAATAGGTGTCCAAACAGCTTGCCAAGCTGCGCCTAATAACTGTCCAGCTACATCAAAAATACCCACGATAATATTAATACCGGCTTGAATCAATGACGTTATTAATGTCCATGGTATTTGAACAATTCCTACAATGTCTGCCCAAATAATCGACCATACTTCTTTGACTCCGTTCCAAATATTTGAAACCCAATCAATGAATGTTTGCCAAGTCTCTTGGACTCCTTGCCAGATGTTGGAAGCTCCTTCAACTAATCCGCTCCATAACTCTCCAAACCAATCAGAAACGCCTTGCCAAATATCTTGAACCCAATCTACAAATCCAGACCAGGTTTCTTTAACCCCATCCCAAACTGATGAGGCTCCGTCTTTTATACTTTCCCAAGTATCACCCAACCAATCAGTAAATTTTTTCCATAAACCACTAAACCAGTCAGTAATTGCACCCCAGTTCTTAATTGCCACAATAACGCCTGCTATAACAGCTATAATTCCTCCAATTATAAGCATCATCGGACCAAATAAATATGACACGGCTAGTATTGCCGGTAACAGTATGCCAAATGCTGCTGTAAGACCACCTATAGCAACAATGAAATCCTGTACTGGTTGTGGAAGATTATTAAACGCATCAGCCATCTTTCCTAGAAAATCAATTACTGGTTCGAGTGCATCTATGATTGTGTTGCCTATAGGAGCTAATGAATCCTTTAATTCAGCTATTTTCCCGTTCAACTCTTGCAACGGAGTAGTAGAATCTTCATTCATTTTTTGTGCAGATCCACTAACATCATCAAATGTATGGTTAACATCAGTTAAAGATTGGACAACTTTCATCGCGTTATCTTCGCCAAGTGCAGACCAAATTGTAGAAGCTTTATTTAATTGGTCGTATTGACCATCCATATTGCTAAAATCTTGAATCATGGAATTAATAACGTCTTTTTGTGTTCCTCCGCCATTTTTCCACTCTTCAAAAGCTTTTCTAGTACTTTCACTAAACATATCCATGTTTTGCTCAAATCGACCATCTGTTAACGATATTCCCATTTCCTTAACTAAGTCATTGACTTTATCAAGGTTATAAGCACCCGCATCTAAACCATTTTGAAGCATTCCGAACGTTTCATCAGCTGAATATCCCATTTGACTCCATAATTGGCTATATTCTGCCATATTGTCGCCTAATTCGTGCGTTTTATCTAAACCGTTTTGAGTACCCGAAACCATTAAATCCATTGCATCTTGAGCGCTCAAGCCGAAATTGACCATTAAGCCATTTACACCACGTAACGTTTCATCCATATCAGCGCCCATGGTGTTTTCTAGGACCATAGCTTGTTCCGTGATATTTTGTAAATCTTGATTATTTAAATCGCCTAAATTACGCTTTACCAAAATCAATGCATCTGTGGACTGATCTAACGATTCTCCAAAACCTTTATAATAAATGTCTCTGGCTACATTCGTTAATTCTTCAGCCTCTTGTTTAGTCAAACCAAAATTAGCTTGTATTTTACTCTGGGAACTACCTACACTATTAGCAGAGTCCACTGCTTGTTTCCCTAATTCTGTAAGCTTATCGCCAATGTCGCTTAAAACGTCAGAAGCTTCCATTAGATTATTCATATCTATTTTGCTTCCGATATCGTCCAAGTTAGTTGTATCTACATTTTTAGCAGCTTGTCCTAACTCTTCAAATTCACGTTCAGCATCATTAAGCTTCGCCTCCATCTGCATTGCTTCTGTGGATGTAGCGCCAAACTCAGACTGTGTAGCTTCTAACTGTCGTCTCAGGATATCTATCGTTTTCTCTGCATTTTCAGATTGTTGAGAAACATATTCTTGGGCTTTCGCTAATTTCTCGGATTCAGAAGCTGATTGACCAGCAGTTGCTTGCCATTTTTTGTATTCGGATTCAATCAGAGAAGCACTAGCTTGAACATTTTTTTGTTCACTATCCAACTGTTGCATTGTAGACTCGTACGTCTGTATTTCGCCTTTTGCTTGAGCTAGTGCATTACTCGTTTTATCAATTTCGTTTGACAAACGTTGTTGCGCTGTTTGTTGATTAATCAGTTCTCTTTCAAGTTTCTGAACTTCGGTGGAATTTTCTCCATAATATTTTTTCGCATTGGCTAAACGTTGGCTAGTTACTTCAACTTTTTGACTTTGTAATTCATACTGCTTCTCTAAAGAAGATAATTTACTTCCTAACTTGTCTGATTCAGAACCAGTCTGTTGTAATTGAGCTTGTTCTAGTTTTAATTCTGCTCTATTTTTAGTTAATTCAGCGCTGATTTCTTTTAACGTAGATTTCAATCCGTCATCGTTAGCTATGAAAGTTACTTCTGCTTCTGTTCTCTTTTTAGCCATTTTTTACCTCCTTTCTTTAATTTTTTTGGGATTGATTTATTGCGTAGTTCTTCCATCCTTCATAAGCGCTCTTGTTGTAAGCCATTTGTAAAATGTCATCTAAACAGATATCGCTTAAAACTAAATCTGAAGGCATAGAAAAAACGTCGGTCAACATCGAATAGACATCGACCCACGTTTCAACTAAGAGCTTTGGCATTTTTACTTTTGAAGCTTTTTTTCCTTATTTGCTTTTTCGAATTCTTTTTGATAGGCATCTCGTGCTTGTTTGAACATCATCAATTGATAAATATAGCTGGCAGTAGCCATATCAAAATCCCATTTATCAATAAATTCATCGAATGAAATATAATCAGTCATGTTCGCTTGGCGGTAAGCAATATACACAGCCTTTGCACCTTGAATAACAGAAATATCCATGGATCCTTTTCCCACAGTCATTTTTGCAAACTCGTCTGTGTTAAAATCTCTATTGATCATCAATAATTTCTTGATATTCAGTTTAGGTTCTAAATTCAAAATTGTTCCATCGTTTAGTTCAATTTTTGAGTAATCTTCGTTCATTTTGCTACCTCCGTTTTATGTTTAAGCTTGAGTCGTTGTAGTAGTGGTTGTTGAACTCTTTTTAATCACATCAGCAGATAGATTCGTCATCCATTGATCTGTTAAGTCTTCTTCAAGTTCTGCAACAATTGCTTCATGATAGAATTTACCAAATTCATCTTGCATAACTTTTGTTTCTAGTTCTAACGCAGCTACTTCATCCGCACCATTTTCAATAGAGAATGTTAATCCTGTATTCGAAGTGCATGCTAACATACCAACTAACTTGCTATTTTCTTCGAAGTCATCCACGATCTCTGCAGCAAGTGAGAAATCTTCGCCTACGGAATCAGGACCGTAAGAGTAAATGCCTGGTTTAATACGTTCATCTTGTTTCAATCCATTGAAACGTCGATAAACTTCCATCGGTACATGTGCAGTAATTGTTACCGTCATATTGATTGGTTTAGATTTTGATTTTACTTCTGTCGCTCCACATTTTTTAACCACCGTTTGCATTTCTGTTTCGCCATCTAATTGTCCGTTACAATCTGTTGCGATTGCATTTTCTGCGTTCTTAAAATTAAAAGCAATTCGTTTGATACTCACGTTATCGAACGTTGTTACTACAGTTGTTGTTTTAGCCATTGTTGTTCCCCCTATTTATTTAATTTATCGAATTGACGAATCAGAAGTTCTGTAATTGGATCAAGTGCAAGACCTAATCCTCTTCTCATAAATTCGTCTGGCTGATTTCTTTTAGAAGTACCTATCCCCAAATCAGGATATTTTAAATACTCAAATTTTCTTGTAGGTCTAATGATGAAACCCAAATTAATATATTGAGTCTTAAGTGGACGACTGTTTTTTGCGTGTTGGTGTCCTCTTCTTAAATCTGCTTCAGAAACAGGAATTTTTTCCGTAATCCTATCCACTGCAATATCTGAACCTTTTGATTTCAATGCTTCGTTAATCAGTCGTTCGCTCTCGCTTGAATAGCGTTCCATCCGCACAAGAAGTTCATCATGTCCATTTATTTTTAGCTCCCAACTATTTTTAGCCATGACAATCACTCTTCAATAATCGTCTAAACGTAAATACCAATTGATCGATATAGCGATCTTGATTTTCTAGTTTTAAATGGTTGGGATCCATTCTCTGAAAACGAATCGAACGATTTTGAATCAATGAAATAATATCTAGTGAATCTCCTGTTAAATCTTCTCTATTTTCTGAATAGAAAGTTAGATATAGATTTTGACCCACGCTATATTTTGGTTCAGTGATCATTTCTATTTCTCCTGTTTCGAGAATGAAGTAATTAAAATCATCAGGTAGCTCATCCTCGCCAACAGAGTCTTGAAAGAGTTTGAGCTTAAAATGTTCTTCTAAGGAAGTTTTGATAGCAGAAATTTGCTTATTTAAACGTTCTTTTTCTTTAAAATTATCAATCACCATATTCACCCACACTTTCAAGATAAAAATAGATATAAAAATTATCGTAATCGGCATAGATAACGTTGTAACGCATACTATCGATTACGATAAAATATTGATCTTTATTAAATTTCTTGGCGATTGGATGAAATGGAGTCTTTACTTTCTTAGTTAATTTCGATCCCATCGCATCCATAGCTGTTATATCACTATCTCTCATGGAAAGATTTCTAAATTTTAAAGAAGTGATTTCTGTATCTTCTACACCAATCTTTTTTCCTAATTCATTTCTTTTTGTGGTTTGCATCAAAATCTTTAACCATCCATCGTTGAACGTTTCTTCGAGTCTACGATTATTCGCCATTCCCATCACCTGCAATATATTCTTGTAGCGCATAATGTTGAATGAAACCTAATAACTCACTAGCGAAATTTTGTTCAAACTCATCTAAAGCACGATTCCAGTCGTATCTACATCTTTCGATTAGCAATCCGTATTCTAAGCTTTCAGGAGAAAAAGAAAGAGTTGTACTCACTTTACTTTGAAGATAAACGGCATTTTTAGCTATCATCTTTTTAATTGACTCATCTTCTTCATTCCAGGTAACGTAAATGTTATCCTTCACAGCTGTTAGCAATTCTTCAGTCACTTGTTCAGGCGTCATCTAACCACCGCCTTAATTGCTTTAACATATGCGTAAGAACATTTTTTCTTGTTTACAAATGATAAATCTTCATCAAAAGGTGTGGAAGTCACGTATCTCCCTTTGAAAAATAAATCTTCATCATTTGTTGTTACTCCAGCATTATGCAAGATTTTTACTTCTTTAACTTTTTCTATTGGGTCAGTAGCAAAACAAAAGTCTAATTCCTCGTGAACTTTAGGACCAATATTGAAATACATCATGTTCCAAAGCTGTGCCCACATCTCGGATGTCCAGATTTGTATATTTGTTTTTTGCCCTCTAAGGTAGCGATATAGCCGATTAGAATCCAGATAAACCTTTTTCCAATAATTCGCTTTAGGACGGTTAATAACCCACTGTGCGCCTCCTGAATTAGTGTTTATAGTTTCCAAAGATTCTACTGTAACATTTACAATATTTGCCATATCTTTTAGAATATTTTCTCCGTTTTCACAGCTTCTAATATAATCAAGACTTAGATAACTACAGCAGTCGCTACAATACCAAACATCATCTTTAGAAGGCAATTTGCGCAAATTAATTCTTTTATTGAAAATGACATCCGAATCGATATAGAAATATCGGTCGTTCTCACGCGAATGATCTTCTTCTAAATATTTCCACCATAAATATGGTTTAATCGAAGGAATATACTCTTTGTCGTCCCGCAGATCATCGTACACATGAACTTCAACGCCATATTCCTTCTCAAAAAAAATAGGAATCTGATCATCGTGTCTGCTGAAAAGCAATATGATGTCTTTGATTCCTAGTTTCTTCAGATTAGTTAAACAAACTTCAAGCTCCCATTTAAACCGATTGATTGCCGGCTGACAAAGAATATACTTCATTATGATCACCTACGCTTGTGTTGTAATTGTTGTGGTTGTTGGTTTTGTAGTTGTAGTAGTAGTTCCCAAAGCGCTAATATCTAATACAATGAAACTATCATTACGTTTAGGTTGTCCGTTTGCATATTGTTTAGCTAGATAAATGCGTTCGTCTTCAACAAAATGGTATTCATCTGAAGCTTCAATTTTTAGCGTAGATCCTACACCCATGAAGTAATCTGAAGCTACCCCAATAACTGCTTTTCCTTCTGGCACAGCAGTTGACTGCAAGTCTGAAACTGGTACTGGCAATACTTGTACATATTCTCCATTAGCAGTTAGTACAGTTTTAGCTGGGAAAACTTTAGACCAGTAATCTGTTGGATTCACAATTAGGACCACATCAGAAGGATTTACATTACGATAAATCGGATCATCTACGCCTTCGATATTGAATTTTGATAGTCGTGCCATCAAATCGCCCATAGTTGCAGCATCTAAAGCTGTAATAGGTTCTGCTGTTTTTTCAGCATATTCTCCGCTAGTTTGTTTGCTCATGTCACGCATCATTCCAACTGGCATATCTTTACCAGTACCATCAACAATTGCTTGTTCTAATGCAATTCTCAACGATTCAACTAAAACAGTACGAACATAACGATCTAACCATACTGGACCTAAGTCAAGCATTGCCTTACATACAGGGATATAACCTGATAGCTTGAACTGCTTCATGTTAATTACGTCAAAGCCATTATCTAAAACTCTTTTAACAGCTTCGCACAGTTTACCCCACCATGCTGGATTGACTCCACGTGACACAATCCATTCTGTTACACCAGTTGTGTTAACAAAAGTAATTTTTTGCAATAGTGGATGAGATTGTTCTAGATCTTCAAATACGCGTTCAAATACAGTAGCTGGTACTAATTCTTCAACCCCTGCAAAACCTTCGTTATTCACCACTTCGTTATAGAATTTTGTTTCTTGCGTAGTTAACACACGCTGACCACGATTCATTAATACTAATTGATCTTGATTTTTTGCTGTTGCTTCTTCTAAAATTTTATCCTGAATTTCCTTAGATAAACTTACCATAGCTGCACTAAAAGATTCTTCGTTACCATCTTTAAAAGCCTTCATCAATTGGTCGCTTGCAGCTGTTACACCTTTTAAATTTTTAACTGTCATTATTTTGCATCTCCTTGTCCAAATGTTTTATTTAATGCTGCTGTAAATGCAGCAATTTTTTCTGCTCTTTTTTCTTCAACTTCATTCAAAATTTCTTCAACGCTTTGTTCTTTTTTAGCTTCAGTACCTGAGCTATTTTCTGCATCGATAATTTCATCGACCAATCCATAACTCAAAGCTGTTTCTGCATCCATAAACGATTCTTTTTCAAGAAGTTCTTGCAATGCTTCATCTGTGCCATTGAATCGTGTTTTATATGAAGCCTTTACTGATTTATCAATTGATTCCAGTTGGTCAGCAATCGTGCGGAAGTCATCAACATTACCTTCTCCATATGTGGAAGCGCGGTGAATCATCAATTGCGCATTGTTGTAAATTTTTACAGTATCGCCAGCCATTGCGATAATTGAAGCAGCACTAGCGGCTAATCCGTTAATCACAACGTTAACTTTTGCTTTATTTGACTTAAGTAAGTTCCCAATAGCAATCCCTTGAAATACGTCTCCACCGTTTGAATTAATTACTACTTCAATTTCTTCTTGATCACCTAGACTATCCAAAATATTTTTGATTCCCTTGTCAGTATTCCCTTCAAAGAACCAACTAGAACCAATAAATCCCTGAATAAAAATTTGCGGTACTGTGCCTTCATTCTTCACTGCTAGAAATGTTTCCATTGTCGTCATTCGCCTCACCTCCTTTCGATACTTGTTGGTTGTTTTTAGTTATAAATATTTCATCTGCCATCGCCTTATCAGAGCGATCATTTCCAACGCGTTCTCTTCCTTCGTTGATTGTAAATACCCCATTTCTAATGCCTACATCAATAGCGTCAACCAAATCTTTGAAGCTAGTAATCTTGATCATAGTTGTATCAACACGCACAAAATTCCCTGACAAGTATTCTTCTGCTTCATAGAGACTAGCGTTAAACGCATCCTGAATAAGTTCAGCAATTGGAATGATTTCGAACATTAAAAAAGCGTCCACTTGATCCGATAACCCACTCATGTCTCCCTTTAGTAGGTTTTTCGGAACGTGAAACGCTGCTGCTGTCATCTCAAAGATGTCGTCTATTAAGTTTTTTATATCTCTTGAATTGCTTTGAAAGTTTCCGCTGAAATCTTCTAATGTGTACTCATTTTGTAATTGAAATACCGCACCTGCATTATCAGCTTCCATAAAAGCCTTAAATTGTGATGTCATCATTTTATTGATTTGATCTTGGGTTGTATTGTCTTGCGATCGGAATAAATTCCCTTTCAGTACGTATCTACGAGCGTTAGAACGCTTGTAAACATTCATAGCACTAGAAATGAGTTTCCCATACGCTTGATAATACGCATCAACTAGTTGCCTAATTTGTTGATCTGCGTATTTTATATAGATAACATCACTTTCTAGAAATTCTCTATCAAGGACTATGTTGTTAATTTGCACTTGAGAAAACACATCATCTTTCAATGCATATTCTGTGACATCCCAACTATCCGCAATAAATATTTCGCTAGAATTATTAGATGGAGAAACGATCAATACTTCATTGTAGAATATCAATCTCCTAATCAGTTTTTTTCTAAATTCTGTTGCATTATTTTTCTTATTAGGAGCTACATTCAGCCTATAGTAAAGATCATTCTTTTTATTTTTTCCATCTTCATATGACTTGAATTCCGCTTTGCTCATCGCATTTGCAATCAAATCAATACAAGTTTCAATTGCAAATTTTCGATACACAAAATCAACTTGCAATTTACAAAAGTATTCTTCTAAAGGAACCGTTGCTTTTTTTGTGAAGTATCCTACCGCCTTTTGAAAAATCCCCACTTTCTCACCTCCTTTCAAGTTAGAATACTAGAGGAGTAAATCCAGTTCCTGTATTTTCTACTGAGCTATTTGTGACTGTTACAGGAGCAGAATCATAAATATCATCTAAAAAATTCAAACCATGAAGGAATGAAAAAAAGCCATCCGTTTTTCTAGTTTCAGGTTCTATTTTTTCATAGCGTATATTTCCATTAGAAATATGCTCTTCATATACATTCATGCAATACCAACGCATAATCGCATCGTCACCAAAAAATAAACGTTGATTAATAAAAAGGTCATCAACCAGATCTTTTAACATACCATGTGTAACAGATCCGCTTCGAACAATTTCCACAGTAAAACCTGCTTCTTCTAAAGCGGGCTTCAATATTTTTGCACGGTACATATCCATAGCGATTTTTTTAATATAATATTTATTACTCATTTCAAGAAACCAACCTACAATATAATCAGCTTCTATATTTTTTCCATGAACGATCTGTGATTTTCCTTGATCTATAGAAATATCTATAACCTCTCGTTTGATGTTTTGTAATCGAAGGGCTGATTCGTGGATAAAAGTATGTTGTGTAAAATAAACATCTTTATCATATTTTCCTAGCAACCCAACGCTGGCAAAATCTCGTCTATCAGCAAAATCGACTGTTCCTATCACTTCATCCATTTTTTCAGGGAATTCTTTTTCTTTTGTATGAAGAACATCATCATATGAAGCTACAGCAAATCGTGTATCTTCCATTGGTCTGTTCATTCGTTTCGTCATGAACGTAAGTCTTAAACCAGCATTACGTTGCATTTGAGAGTATTCTTGAAACATTTTCCGTTTTAGATCTGCATTGTAATTAATAGTTGGACAAGCTTTTTCCCACATGTCAGGATCATCAACTTCATTATCATTATCCAAGCGACAAATAAATGGAAACAAACTAGAAAATTCTGCTCCATCCTTATCAATTCCAAGTTCTCCAGAAAGAATCATTTTTGATTCTTCTATAATGTCATCAAGTGGTCCACCTCGAACGTGACCATTAGTTGTATCATAAAATTCTCTATAATCTCGAATTTTACCACCACCAGAAGTAGCTACATTTATCATTGAATAATCTTCATTTTCGTGAATTTCATCAAAGCGGTTTGCTCCTGGTCGTTTACCATCTTTTGTTCTAGCGTTTGCCGTGTTATAACGAAGCTTGCTATTTGTAGCGATATTTTGAATAACTTCCTTCGTAGCTTTAAATACTTTTTTATCTAAATCAGGATGATCTTTAATTACTTTAAATACATCATCAAAACTAGTCTTTGCTTGACTTTCATTATTGGCATAGATATCAATATCATAATTTTTAATACCGTGTTTTGCAGTCAGCAAGAAAAAATTGTTCCAAGAAGCAAAACCAGTTTTACCATTACCACGTCCCATTAATGAAAGATATCTATTGAACACAAGCGTTTTATCTTTTTTCCATCGGACTCCATAAATAAAACATTGTAGAAATTTTTCCCACGGAATTAATTCAAATGGAAAGTATTGTGCTGGTATATTGATTGAATCCTCTACCATTTGCTTATCGAAGTAAATATCTTCTCTAGTAAAGACTCTTTCTTCTAGATACTTTTTTAGCAATAATTGCTCTTTGCATACCTTGATAGTGCCTTCTTCTATAGCTTTGAACCAATTTTCAATATGCTTATAACTCAGGAATTGATTCATTTGCTTCACCTACCAATTCAGGAGTAATGGCAAGTTTATCCAACATCAATCCCATTTGTTTGTTGACAGAAACAAGCAACGCTACTGATTCATTCTTTTTACCATTCTCCAATCTAATACCGTTCTCGGATATATCTTCTTCCAGTGATATCGCCGTTTCCCATAAACTGATATAACGATCAACATTATCTAAAAATGGCTCAATATTTGTTTTCTGACTTTCCAATTGGCTTATTAAAGAGCGGCGTAATTTTTCTCTGTAGCGATTTTGAGACAATTCGTTTTTAAACATTTTAGCCCTCCTTTCATGATAAAGTTCGAAAAAATCTCTTTTCCTGATAGCCCCCTCCGTTTCATCACCCCCAAAAAATTTGCGATTTATTTTAAGGGGGGGTTATCTCACCATCGGAATGAAAGCTTCAGCGAAGTCAATGTAATAATTAATCTCTTCAATGCCATATCCAAAAACATTTTTTATTCTTTCAACGTTATTATCTTTATTCAACGCTTCTCTTACTTGATTCACTTTGTATTTACTACAACAGTTATCTGATAACAGATCCCTAATACCTACATAGCGAACGTATATCAAACGTTTAATTAATCCCTGAGTATAAGATGAATACTCTTCAATCTTTTCTGTGTCATACTCTCTGCCATTATCATTGATGATCATGCACTTACCACCTTTCACTTGCATCGAAGTTAGCAAAGCTTTCTATCTTCTTCTCTTGTTTATCTAACACTGTAAGATATCTGCCATGAACTTCATTATGATGTTCAACACATAAACAAATAAGATTATCTAAATCTAAAGCTAAGTCAGGTCTATCCTTGACTTCCTTTATATGATGAACGTTCTCTACTCTATGATACTTACCTAGTCTTCTACACTCTTGGCATTCATAGTGATCTCGTTTCATCGCTTTCTCTCTAAGCCTGCGCCATTTAGGAGACTGATAGAACTTAACCAAACGATCTTCTCTTATCAACTGTAATAGCCATCTATAGAATTCCTCGTTCATGTCCCGTCTCCTTTCACAATCTTATTTAATGCTTAGCTATTCTTTTGCCATACAATGGAATAACTTCATTGCTTTCCTTTCGTTTATATGTATCGCTCTTTATTGGTCTTCTATACTTTCGTACTATCTCACCGTTACCATTTTGCACAGTTATTACTTCATACTTCTGTTCTAAGTATTGCGGTCTATACATTGTTGTTACCTCCTTTGTGCAAAAATAAAAAGACCACTCAACGAGTGATCTAATATGTAAAAACTACACCTCATAAACGAGATGCAGTTATAGCTCTATCAAGCAACCTACACCGATTCCATCGATTACTATCGACCTCGCCTTGCTCGTGTACTTTGAGCGCCCATTTCCAACCCTCAGTTGCTAAAGTCACTGGCAATGAATCGAACATTGCATGGTTGCCGAAGCATTGACCTAGCACGCATGCTTAGCGTTACCCTTTCCGCCACAGTGACAAATTAATATTGTGAAAATAAATACTAAGCGTATAATTTTAGTTATCAGCGAGTGGTCCGCTGAAATAAATTATAGGTGGTGAAAAATTTGTACTTTGTTATAAGAGAAGCAACTAATGGCCAATATTACTTCGTTATTAAGTCCAATAACAATGAAGTAGTAGCAACTAGCGAAACATACTTGACTAAATATTCCGCTGAACAAACCATTAATTCTATAAAAAACGGAATCACCAAAGACTCTCAAGTTATCGATATGACTAAATAAGACGACTAACTTCATTTGCTAGGGAGTTCATTTCAGCTGCTTTTTCTACCAAAGCAGTTGAGATACTTTCTAGCTTTTCTGATTTAACAGAATTAAATACTGGCGTCTTGATACTAATCGATACATCTTGACGAGGATCAGGACTCGTTGCTCTATTTTTTTGCACCACTGATCTGTACTTTTCTACTGAATGATACTCAATTACTTGTTCTAAATGTTTTTTGTACTCTTTACATACAGCTTCTTTTTGGATCAATTCTAAACGTTGTTGCTCAATAATATCAATCAACCGTTCCCGATCCATACCTTGATACTTTATTTGTTCGACTTCCATTCGTTTTCCCTCCAATACATAAATTAATTAGCTAATTGTTGCTCATTGATCTTGAGAGCTATTTCTTCTTCTATAAGCTCAACGATCTTCCTTTTTGTCGAATTTAATTCGAACTTATGATCCATTAAAGTAAGCTTTATGTTCTTAATCTTTTCACCTTCGAATTCTTTGATAATATCTTCGATTCTTTGGTTTACTAAAATAGTTAGTTGATCAATTTTTTCGGAAGCGATCTTCATTTTATATACCCTCCAATACATAAATTAATAGACAGCAGCGGATGATAGATAATAAGAATAATTTAGAAGGAGTTGGAATTCACATCCTTATTCTTAATATTTCCGCTACTGTCTATCGAAGCTTAATTTAAAACGATGAGGGAGATTTCCTCCCTTACATTTTATTTTGTCGAGGTCCTGTTTCCTAATCTTTCGACACTACCATAATAACACTGGTAAATGTCTAAAAACCGCCATCATTCTGCCAAAAAACCGCCAAATTATTTATAAGCAATTATTCTTCCATGTTTATACGCTTCTGCAAACTCTATTAGAGCTTCCGACTTCATCCGTTGTATACTTCTTTCTGAATAACCCACTTCACGGCTAATTCTGTAGTTTGAGAAGCTATCTGGCACACAAAAGCTGTAGTAGAGTATCTGACGACTAATCAGACTAAGTGCCATCAAAGCCGCTAGAATCGCATCTCTCTCTGCTTCTATATCCATCATCTGAATGATCGCGTCCTCTGCCTTATTGCCGTGCTTCGGTGCCTTCGGCATATCCGTAATAATCGGCGACTTAATATCTATCAAAGAGCGACCTGCCATCCGCTCCAAACGCCGAAAGTTCTTCAGCACATCTCTTGCATTACATCTTGTCTGTTTGAAATCTACCTCTCGTAACAATTGCATCAAGTCAAACCGCTCCTTTTATGTGATATAATAAACTTGTCGGATTTATTACATTAGTCGGAGCGATCCGGCTTTTTTATTTGTCATTGATTAGTTCAATATCCACCAATCTCGCTACAGCTAAATTCTCTTTGCTTTTCGCTAATAACTTGTCACATTCCATCGTGTTTTCAATACGAATGATTGCTGAGTGATTATAGACGTGTTCTACATATCCACGAAATGGATAGATGAACTCTTCTGCTTCACATCGAACCATGTCACCGACTTTGAATTTTGGTTTCTCACGTGTTTTAGGGTTCTTTGTCGGCATGTCTAGCATTAAACCGCCGATACCGTGACTGCTAGCGTAAAATCCGTCTTTTAGTTTCATTATGCTTCCTCCTCAATCGTCCAAGCATTTGTAAATTTCTCTAAGCTTATTAGTTCATCTTCATTTAAATATCCGTAACCATATAAGGATTCTAAAAGGTCTTCTTTTGAATAGCCTCTAAAATCAAGTCTGAGACCGCTTAGGATGTATACCCAGATTGTATTTCCATAAAACTTGATTGTGTATGCTTTCATTCCGCTTCCTCCCGTTCTAATCCCCATTGAGCGAATGCTGCTAGGACTTCGAAATGTTGTTTTTCTTTCAGTTTGCCCCATGCTTTTACATAAGGTAACGAGCTAACGCCTATTTCTAATCTTTTATAGACATCTTCTGTGAAACTCCACAACGTATATTGAAGATCATTTCTTTTGAATTCATTTTTTAGAAAATCAAACACGATTTGCTGGTTGTCGTTGAGTGCTTGCCCATGAGTGAGAACTTTACCCGATTCCCAATCTCCAGTTTTTCTAGCATATTCATATTGTTCTGCTGTTAAGTAATCGCTCATTTTTCCACCGCCTCATATGTTTTTTCAAAAATATCTGGCTTACATGGATAAAATTCACCTTCCACACCTTGAATAATATAGTCTCCATCTTTAACAGTCATATTCCCTTCTAAAGTAGAAATGAAAAATCTGTTTTCACGTTCTTCGGTTCCTTTCGCTGTAGTTAATCTAGCCATATCTGTAACCATCGGATAGTACTTTGCAACATCCTTTTCCGCTTTTGATCGATTAAATTGCACCGCTTCAATAATTACTGGTTTCTTTCTATATTTCATCTTTCTGCCACCTCTTCCACTGGCACAGCAAATGGCCAGTATCTTTCATCAATTGATTTGATTTCCGCTTCTGTTAGCTGATAAGCAGATTTTTCCCAAGCACACAGCGAGCAGCTAGTATCAAAACAGAAATCATTTCTGTTATTAAATTTCTTGATAAGATATAAGTCACCAATAATAACTTCATACAACGGCTCTTTCTCGACCTCGTAGCCGTCTATCCAAGCACGAGCAAACGTTTCTTGATTATCTTCAATCCATCTATCAGCCTTGCTATACTCAACACCGTAGAGGTTCAACGGCTTGAATGAAATAGCTAGACTATCACCTTTCTTTTTAGCGTATTCTATCCAATCAGCCACAAACTTCGGCACCACTGGCTTCTGCGGTTCTTCTATTTGTTTATTCATTACTGTTCCTCCTTATTCATAAAAATAATTACTGCTGATGGAAACGGTGCAGCGTTTATCGCCGCTTGTCCTGATACTTCAAATTTTAAACGACCTCTTAAAAATCTAATTATTGCTTTACCGAAAATATAATCATGCCAATAACTAGTGTCGGTTCTCGCTGGAATAAGTAACACAATCACTCTATTCTGGTCTCTCTCATACTCGTCATGAGCTTTTTTAACCCATTTCGCAAGTTGTTTTCCATACGGCGGATTACAGAAGACATTACCTTCCCATACTTCATTCAACGCGTTTTTCTTTTTAGTATAGTATTTGGGTAATTTAGCGTTCTCATCACTTGCTGCTACATCAATCTCGAAGTTGAATTCTTTGTTTAGCTCTTCAAATAGTTCTTGTGGCGTTTCCCAATCTTCTTTGTTACTTGTAAACATACTGTTGTTAATCATCACTGTTCCTCCAAAAACTCGCTATTCTCCCAAATATTTCCGATGACTTCGTACGTGTATTCTTCAAACAGATCTGTGTTAAAAATTTGATACTCTAAATCTTCATCAACAGTGGCACACACTAATCCCGAATGTCCTATTGAATTTTTGACAACACAAACTTTATTATCTAAATAATCGAATCCATTTCGCACGCTGACTGATACAATATCCCACTCGAAAATCTCAATGCCATTCTTATCTTTCAGCCCTGTTGATTGCATGAGCTCGTATTTGTCTATCATTCCCCACATGCCACCGCCTAAATTTACAAGCGGAGCAATAAAGCCTGTTTCATCGTCTATTGTCCAATCCACATTTTTATCATTATGCGGATAGTACATTTCATTTTCTTCTTTTGAATATGCTCTAAACTTCGGTATCATTCGCTGTCCTCCATGTATTCGTCTAATATCCCTTTATATTTTTCTACAAATTTGAAACGATCTTGATGAAGTTTCTTGCTCCAATTTGTTTGCCGATCCAGCTCACGCATTTCTTCGAACCCTTTTTGAATTTCGTTGTAATAAAATTCAATGTTTGCTGCTGCTTTCCAATGCCTGCTACTTCGCACTCCTGCTCCTGTTTCAGCCATTTCCAACTTAACTAATTCCGCTCGTTCTTTTGATTTTTTGTCTTTCTGAATCTTCATCATGATTTTCTTGAGGATGATATCACTGTATTGTGTAATGAGATCCATTATTTCTCCTCCACATACTTAAACTGTCGTTCCTTTGAATCAATATCCATATTCTTCGCTCTATCCCAGATGATGTTTTTGCTCAGTCCAGTAATTTCAGATAACTGTTCAGCAGTACCTGTTACTAGAATTCGGTCACCATGCCAGATTGCGATTTTTCTCGGCGTTTTCCGTTTGGTTTTTTCAGTCCACATTGATTTACCGAGCTTTTGGACTTCTGCAACTATTTCTTTGTCTTCTTGCCAATTCTCAGAATGTGTCAGTTCGATGATTCGTTTCATTGCTGCTTTCTTATCCACGCTCATTCCTCCAATCTACGAATTTCCCTTCTTAAGTTCTCTATGTGCAAATCGATTGCCTTTCTAGCCGTTTCATTGACCATCACTGCCTTTGTTCGTTCCAGATCGTCAATCTCACGTTGAATGCTTCGAATTCGCATTTGAATCACTTCTTCTGTTGTCATGATGGACCACCTCGTTAAAAACGCTCTTCCTTGAACGTATTCCGATATTTTTTAGCTAATATCAACGGCACTTGATATTGATGACAGAACAACTTTGCCTTGATCTTAAAGTCTTTTGTCTGCATTCCTTTGACATCTACGACTTTGACAAGTTTGCCGTTTTTATAAAATGTGAAGTCGGGAATATACTCGATCTTGCGATACTTCTTTCCGTCTAGTTCAAATTTCGGCATCAGCTCAAATCTTTCCTGAAGTTTTACTTTCCAGCCATTCGCTTCAGCTTGCCACAAGGCTAGATCGTAATACTCTGCTTCTGCGATAGAATCAAACTTGATACCTCGATGAACAGTCTTTTTATTACGGTATTTATTCATGCGATACTACCTTTCACTGGTTTTATACGCTTGTCTGCTGTTTGTTGGAATTTCAGCGCATAACCTTCTGAATTCTTAAATATCCTAGAAACAATTCTTTCGCCGTAGGCTTCTCTTAGTTCAGGACCAGATAAGTTTGTTGTGATGATCGTTGCCTTGTTCTGTCTGGCTTCTAAGAGCGTGTTTAACGTGTTGTTTGTAAACTGCCTACTATTTGATACCCCACTACCTAATTCAGCTCCAATGTCGTCAAAAACCACCAAATCAGTTGTTTTAATATCGGCTATAAGCGATCCTTCAATTTCTTTTCTCAGTTCAGAATTGTTATAAGAAAACTTTATTTGCTCTAATAACTCTTGATAGCTTATAAAAAGTATTTTCTTGTCATAATTTGAGCGCTCAAGTATTTCCCAAGCTGTAGCCATTGATAAGTGGCTTTTTCCGCTTCCTGATTTCCCTGATAGAATGAAATGTGCAGGATGGTTCAGTAGGACATCATTTACATAGCTTTTAGCTCTTTCTAAAGCAATTTTCGTTTCTTGGTCCACTACGTGATAATTCTCCATTTTGCATTTAAACAAAGTTTTATCTGTTAAAACCGAACCATTTTGAAAAAAACTCAACGCTCGTGCTTTTAAGCTGTCATTATATATCCGTTCGGTCTGTATATCCTCTTTCACACGTAACGCTTTATAACCACAACTCATGCATGTTGGTTTACAACGTTCTGAACCATCCTTATTTTTAGCTCGCCAACTATACAAAGGTTCGCTACATTCTGGACATTTTCCGCTTTGCACTAATACTCTTCTTATTAGTTTCTCCATAGCATTTGCTAGGCTTTCCATGTGATGCATCTCCTTTTTAAATTGGCAAGTCGTCATATTCACTAGGATTGCTGTACTGTAGTTTTTGACTTTGCTTTTTATGACTCTTCTTGTCTGCTTTGATTTCGAATTTAAGCTTCTCGAATTTTTCTCGCAGTTTCTTAGCACTTCTAATATTTCCAAACCAAAATTCATTTGTAGGTAGCCAATTGATCACATACTCAATCGCTTCTATAGACGCTTTATCTCTTTCTTCCATCAACCTGATTGTGTCTGCCCATTTTTCGATATCTACTTTATTCATTTCTTTTGGAAAATCTTCAGTTAAATTACTTTGCAACTTTTTAGCAAGGCGTAAGTGTTCGTCAGAATACTTACCTTTCTTTTCTTCTTTATCTATATCTATATCTTTCTCTATCTCTATCTCTAACTCTGGTGTAGTTTTGTCTGGACATTTGTCCGACACTTGTCCTCCAGTTATTAAATTCCGTTTTGCCTCTTCTATTTTCTTTCTGTATTCTCTTTTTCTATCTGCTTCAGTTGAGGATTTTCCAATGAAACTTTGTATATCAGACATATAAATTGCTCCGTTATCTAATACGTCAATAAGCTGCAAATCACGGAAAATTTGTACCGCTTTTTCTACGACTCCTACAGAATGTCTTGTAATAGTTGCGAGCATTGTAGAGTTAAATGGAATCCTGTCATTAAACATCAACTTACCTTCGTGTTTTAGACTTCTTAAATAAAGTTTGAGAAGAATATTAGAATAAATATAGCCATCTGGCATACTTTCTAAGAGAACCATCTCGTCACTATCGAAAAAATTCTCTTTTAGTTTTAAATAGTAGTAGCGTTTGTTGTCAGACAATATTTTTTACCCTCCTATTCTAAGTTTCTTAATTGTTTCCTGGTTTAACTTGATCCCTTTGATTTGATATTTATTTTTGAAATTGATCACACCTATCTTGTGTTTCTCCGTGTGATGAATCCTGCAGAGTGCTGCAAATGTGTACTCTGAATGATCAACTTCTTTGCGCTTTCGTCTTCCTAGCGCTTTGTCAAAGTGATCGATGTCAGCTCCTGTTTTGCCACAGATGCAGCAGACTCTTTTTGTGATGCATTTGTAGAAGTAATATTCTTGATTCGCTGGTAAAATCTCATAGCCTTCTTTGAAAGGAATATGGTGTTCAAATATGAAATCTAAAATGATATTTGCTAAGACGTTAGCATCACTCACAGTCGTATTCGATTCATCTTTGAGGCTTATTTTGCGCCCTGTGACACCTTCAAAGCGGAAGTAAAAGAATTCCTTCCAGAAGTCCGTTGGCAT